GGCGCTAAAGATGAAGAAGATGGACATAAAAATTGATGCTCTTGAGTTTGAGTTGTACGTAAAAAAAGCAGAACGCAACCAACTAGCCCTTGAGATTTTTACCAACCGCAAGATAGACATATTGGCATAAACATGGTCACGAAGAAACCCCCAGCCAAGGTAGCTCCTGTTAAAAGGCGTACACCTAAACCCAAGTCAGAGCAGACCATCAACGTATCTGTAGCCGCGCCAGCATCTAAACCAGAAGCCAAGAAGGACGACAGCGCTATTGGTAAGGTCATAGGTTTGATTGAGTGGGTGGACAATCCGTTTAAACTGTTCACGGTCATCCTACTATCATTCCTGTTCTTTGCGGGTTACTTTGCATGGGATTCCCGTACAGTCATTCTGAACGCTATAACAAACTCAAGCCACCAGCCGCAGCTTAAAGAGATTAAAGTGTTAGAACACGTAGCTGAGAAGCTAAAGAAAGACCTAGAAGCCGAGACTGTGCTGGTTCATAAGGTGGTGCTGACTGTAAACAGCAGGACTACGCTACTTGCGTATGGCTCCAAGGGGCGGGAAACCTTGCTTGATGGCTACAACTCCACTCTGTTTGGCAAAGACGTTGCCCGTAATTCCGCAGTTATTGCCATGATGAATGGGGAAGTCTATTGCGATAAGTTGGTGGCTTCTGGCAAAACATCTGAATGGGAAGAAAAGCAGGGCGTAGGCTTTATCTGCCGTGGCTCCATCCCCCCTGAAATGGGTGCTTTTGAAGGTTATATTTCGGTTGGATTTACCAAGGAACCGCAAGACCTTGGCGCTGTCAAAACCCGTATTAACCTAGCCGCCACTGAGATGGCTAAATAAGGAGTAACCATGTTTGATATTCTTTCTGGGGGCCTAATGGGTTCCATCTTTGGCGGCTTGTTCCGCATGGCCCCAGAGGTGCTGAAGTTCTTTGACAAGAAGAACGAACGTGCCCATGAACTACTGATGTTCTCCCGTCAATGTGAACTAGAACAACTGCGCGGTCAACAGAAGTTGGCTGAGATTGGTGCTCAACGTGAAGCCGCTATGGACGTAGGTGTCATGGATGCGTTTAACAACGCCATCGTCCAACAAGCCGAGATGGTCAAAGCTGCGGGCGGTTGGGTTGCTAGTCTGTCAGCTTCTGTCCGTCCCGTGGTTACATATTGGGTGCTGTTTGTGTGGAGCTTCATCCACGTATGGTTTGCATGGAACGCATGGCTTGCCGGTGCGCCAGCCGTAGAAGTGTTTAAAACCATGATGACCCCTGACTTCTCAGCCCTGCTGTCCGGAACAATAAATTATTGGTTCCTCGACCGTACTCTTAAACAGCGTGGCATATGAACCTAGAGTTAGCCGCAGCCCTGTGCCGTCAGTTTGAAGGCTACTGCGCCAAGCCGTACCTGTGTCCCGCAGGTGTGGCTACGATTGGCTACGGGTCTACCTATTACGCAGATAAACGCAAGGTGACGCTAGAAGACCCACCGATGGATGAACCCACGGCAAGAGCCTTGTTAATGATTGAACTTGAGCATACGTATTTGCCCGGAGTTCTGCGTAACTGCCCCGGCCTAATTACTGACGTTCGTAAGTGCAATGCCATCGTGGATTTTTGTTACAACTTGGGCACAGGACGCTTGCAGACTTCCACGTTAAAGAGGAAAATCAACGCCAATGATTGGGATGGAGCAAAAGAACAACTGATGCTTTGGACTAAGGGTGGCGGGAAGGTGCTGCCGGGACTGTTTAAACGCCGCACTGCTGAGTGCGCTTTATTGGATTAACCGATGCCGCTTAAAAAACTAACCCTGAAAGCCGGTGTAAACCAAGAAAACACCCGCTATACCAACGAGAATGGTTGGTACGTATCCGACAAGATGCGGTTTCGTCAGGGTACGCCCGAGAAGATTGGCGGTTGGCTACGTATCTCAGCAAATACATTCTTGGGAGTCTGTCGCTCCCTGTGGAATTGGGTCACGTTAGCGGGCATTAACTTGATTGGGGTTGGCACAAGTTCTAAATTCTACCTAGAGCAAAGCGGTAGCTACTACGACATCACCCCTATTCGGGATACTGCGACCCTAACTAATCCGTTTGCGTTAACTGCATCTACTACAGTCACGGTAACCGATACAGCACATGGAGCCATTACGGGCGACTACGTCACGTTCTACGGGGCATCTAACATTGGTGGTGGCGGTACAAACGTCACGGCTGCGGTGTTAAACCAAGAGTTTGAAGTTGCGGTAGTTGATGACAACCATTACACGATTGTTATTTCTGTCACGCCAAACGCTACAGCCATTGCAGGCTCTCCCGGTGGTGGCACAGTCACTGCGCAGTATCAAATTAATGTTGGCCCATCCATTCAGATTCCAGCCGTAGGTTGGGGTTCAGGCACTTGGGGGTCTGGTGGCTGGGGTACAGGCTTAACTTCCAATGCAACAATCCGTATTTGGAGCCAGCAAAACTTTGGCGAAGACTTGATCTTTGGCCCCCGTGGTGGCCCAATGTATTATTGGAGTGCACAGATTGGATACACAGCTTTAACGTTTACTGTAACCATCGCTTCTCCGGCTGTAGTTACAACTACATTGCGCAACGGCACGGCAGTGACTTTAAACACCACAGGCGCTTTGCCCACGGGTTTATCTGTAGGTACAGTTTACTATGTGGTGGGCAGTACAGGTTCAACCTGTAACTTAGCCTTGACCTACGGCGGTGTGGCAATTAACACCAGCGGTTCTCAGTCAGGGACGCAGACCTTCTCTCCCCGAGGGATTGTGGTTAACCAACTCGGTGGCGCGTCAGATGTTCCAGTAATCCAAAATTTCATCTTTGTGTCGGATGCAAGCCGTTTTGTGTTTGCGTTTGGTACAAATGACTACGGATCCACCGTTCAAAACCCAATGTTAATTCGTTGGTCGGATCAAGAATCTGTGACGCAATGGACTCCCGCCGCAACAAACCAAGCCGGTAGTGTGATTCTTTCCCATGGTTCTGAAATTATTACAGCCGTACAAACCCGCCAAGAGATTGTGGTGTTTACGGATTCATCTATCTATTCACTCCAATATCAAGGCCCACCCGTCGTTTGGTCAAGCCAACTCTTGGGTGATAACATCTCCATCATTGGGCAAAACGCAGCTATCGTGGCATCCGGTAAAGTTTACTTTATGGGCGTAGATAAGTTCTATGTCTACGATGGTCGTTTAAACACACTGCGTTGTGATCTGCGTCAGTACATCTACGGTGACATTAACCTTGACCAAAATCAACAAGTCTTTGCCGGAACTAACGAAGGCTTTAATGAAATATGGTGGTTCTACTGTTCTGCAGGCAGTACCGTCATCAACAAATATGTAACTTTTAACTACGTTGAAAACAACGGTGAAGGCGTTTGGGCGTATGGCGAACTAGGCCGGACAGCTTGGTTGGACTCAGGACTTAGGGATTACCCTTTAGCAGCCACATACAGTTACAACTTGGTTAATCACGAGCAGGGCGTTGATAACGGAGAAGGCGCATCGCTTGCAGCTATCAATGCAATCATTAGCTCTGCTGAGTTTGACATTGACGACGGCGACCACTTTGGCTTTGTTTGGAGGATGCTCCCCGACATTACCTTCCGTGGCTCTGAAACTGCAAACCCTCAAGTCACCATGACTCTGATACCCATGCAGAACTCAGGCTCCGGTTATAACAACCCCATTTCCTTGGGTGGCAACTCAAACGCAACAGTTACTCGCACCTCAACCGCAGTGATTGAGCAGTTTACAGGTCAGGTGTACGTCAGGGTGCGTGGCCGTCAGATGATTCTTCAAGTAGAGTCTAATCAGATTGGTTGCACATTTCAGCTTGGCTCTACTCGCCTTGACATTAAACAAGATGGCCGCAGGGGTAACTCATGACACTAGCCGTTACTTCAGAGTTTCCATTGAATCAGGCGGCTGCGCCTAACCTACCACTAGCTCCTACCGTTTATGAGCCTCGGTATCAGGATCAAGTCAACAACGTGCTTCGCCTGTATTTCAACAGGCTTGACGCTATTTTGGCTCAGTTAAGTACATCAGGCGTAATGCCTCCGCTTACTAACTACACGGTGGCTACACTCCCAAGCGCAGTTACTTCAGGTAAGGGTGCAAGAGCTTTTGTAATAGATGCGTTAGCTCCCGTGTTTGGGGCAACCGTTGTAACGGGCGGGGCAGTGGCTGTGCCCGTCTACTCCGATGGAACAAATTGGAAGGTCGGATAATGGCAGATAGCAAAACACTCGAAAAACTAAAGCAACAGATCCTTGCTCAAGGCACTGCGTCCAGATGGACTGGCGAGGGATATGGTTCGGCCGAAGCTAATGCCGCCGACATGGCCAAAATTTTGGCACAGACAGGTGTTACAGATATTAATCAGTTTGGGAAAATCACAAAAACTATTCCAGCACATGAAGAGCTACAGGGTGGCGAAAGTGGTGACGTAATGGTCACTGTGCCAGAACAAACTGTTACTACATTTGGCAATAAATTAACTGGACAAGAAGTTCCCAATACGTACAGCGAGCGTCAACAAGGTAACTTTTTTGGCGGGACTTTTGCCGGTAAAGGCAACACTGGCTATGGCGTGCAGTTTGATGCAAAAGGCAATCCTATTTTTTATACGCAGGGTGCATCATCCAACGACCTTGTAAATTTATTAGGTGATAACAAACTTCTTAATGCCGCAGCTCAATTAGGTGCAGCTTACTTTGGTGGCCCCGCTGGTTCCGCCGCGTTAAATGCAGCAATGGGTAAAAGTCCTGCTGATATTGCTAAAGCCGCTTTGCTTTCTTACGCTGGCGGTCAAGCTGCTAATGCGGTTTCCGGCGTAGAAGGTATTACAGATATTCTTGGAAAGACTGGAACGGATATTGCATCTAAAGCCGCAGGAAGTTTTGTTACCAATGAAGGCAAGTTTGATCTTGAAAAGTTTTTATTAAGCCAAGGATTGAACTACGGTAAGAATGCTTTAACCTCTAGTCTTGACGGGTTTAACATAAATCCCAAAGACTTTACCGAAGGGTATTTTTTACCCGGCGGTGAAGGTTATATTGATCCAATGTCTAAAACGGCTGGCGTTACTGGCTCCGGTTATTACGATGAAATCACGGGTCAGTACATTAAAGACAATCTTGGCGGATTGCAAAACCCACTTGGTGCAAATACTGGAAACCTAGACCCCAATCAAAAATGGGAATACAACCTTGTTAGACCCGGCGTGTGGGCGAATGATAAGGGTGAAGAGATTGATTTAAGTTATTTGCCAAACTCCGAACAAACTATGACTGGTGCAGAAATTATGGCCAAAGCTGGTGCCATGCCAAACACCAATTTAAAAGGATCTACTACCCAAAAAGGTAGCAACGTTGCGACACCCGCGGCTTCCGGAGTTGATTTAACTTCATTGCTTTCAATGCTTGGACAGGGAGCTCCACAATCAAGCGTTATCACTAGCCAAGACCCTTACGCCCATATAAAATTGATGGAAGAATTGTTTGGGCCAGAGATTGACTTGACCCCAACCGGTGATAACACCGAACAAAGGAAATAAATATGTCTGAAACCGTCGGTGATTACAGCGGCTCTTTAAGCGATGAGCTTAATATTGCAAATATGACTCAAGCAAATGCTGCCAAACAAGCGGCGGATCTTGCGGCTGCAAATGCTTTGTACAATACGCCCGGCGCATTAGGCCCAGATGATTCGCCAATTACTGTTGGCAAGGGTAATAACTTTAATACAGATGACATCCTTGCATATAACAATCCCGCAGGAAACTCATCTCTTTCTAACTATACGCCTACCGGTTCTTTGCCAAGCGGATTTGATCTTTCCGCCCTAACTAAATTTTTAGGCGACAACAAAGGTTTGATTACGGCTGGCGGTGCGGCTCTTGGTTTGATGGGTGCAAATAACGCACAGACTACACCTACCGGTTATCAAGGTGGAATTCCTGCTTTGACCGCAACTAGAAACATGATTGCTGCGCCTCCTACGTCGGGATATCGACCCGGCCAAGGTGGCATTAACTATGGCGGTGATGTTACTTACACTCGCACACCGGGCGTTGACCCTTGGGTTAATTTGTCTGGCAATTCAGCTTTTGATGCAAGTGGCGTTAATAGCGTTTACAACAATTCAAACCTGTTTGCTTTAAACAGTCTTTACAACACATCTAATGCAGCCTCTCAAGCTGCTGCCGCAGCAGCCGCCAAAGCAGCCGCCGATTTAGCTGCCGCACAAAAGGCTGGAAATGCTGCTGCAATTGCCGCCGCACAGAAAGCAGCCGCTGATGCTGCTGCCGCCGCCAAAGCTGCTGCTGACAAGGCCGCCGCTGATAGAGCTGCCGCTGCTAAGGCTGCTGCGGATAAAGCCGCTGCTGATGCTGCCGCTAAAGCAGCCGCTGATGCTGCTGCTAAAGCCGCCGCTGATGCCAAAGCCAAAGTTAACGTTGGTTCTACCGGGTATCAAGCCGCCATAAAAGCGGGTTTAACCCCTGCTCAATATTTAAACAGCATTAATCAATGGTTGATTGACAACCCACGCGCAAGCAAAACGCAGATTGATGATGCAATGAAAACGTTTGGTGTAAGTCAAACAGATTTACAAGAAGCCCTACGTACTACAAATTTTTCAGATTACACCAAGTTTGGTTTAACTCACGGGCAAGGTTTGCAAGAGTTAAACATGATGATTTCTAATTGGGTTGCAGATCACCCATATGCAAGCAACAAAGAAATTCAAGACGCTATGAAAGCCGCAGGCGTTAATGATGAAGATATTGCTCGTGGTTTAAACGGATTATCAGCTTCCGCCGGTAAAGAATACGCCATCATCCATGATATGGGTTTGGATAAGTTGTACCAAAACATTTTGGATTACCAAGCCGCAGGTCATTCGCCCGCTGAAATTGCTGCCGCGTTGCAAGCCACAGGACTTGAGCAACGAGATATAAATAACGCCAACAAGTACGCAACAGCGCAAGGCTACGTAGCCAACCCCAATTCAGCGGCGGCAACTCAAAACTTTTTACCCCCTACTACAACTAACCTTGGCTCAGTTGCAAATAAAGTGGCTGACATTATTGGGGGTACAAAAAATGACGCCCAAGCCCCTGCTGGTTTAGATACCGGCAATAGCATCTATCAATACTTTGCAGACCCAGCAACTCAAGCCGCTCTTGCTTCTGGTGATACACGCGGCATTGCGGAAGCCATGCAATCTTTAGGCTGGTCGCCCGCTGAAGTAGCTGCGGCTACCGGTACAAACGTTGCCGATGTTCAAGCCGCATACGATGCGGCTCTTGGCTCCAGTGAAAGTGCATCTTATGACCCTTATAGCGAAGCATTTGCCGAAGGCGGTATGGCTAAAGGCCGTTACCTTCAAGGCGAAACAGACGGCATGGCAGATGAACTTCCTGCGCAGATTGGTCAAAATCAACCCGCCGCCCTCAGTCATGGCGAGTTTGTAATTCCTGCGGATGTGGTTTCCCACATGGGTAACGGCAACTCTGATGCCGGTGCAAAGAAACTTTATCAAATGATGGACAAGATTCGTATGGCACGCACTGGCAATAAGAAGCAAGGCAAGAAAATTGATCCAGATAAATTTATGCCCGGTGGCTTGGCTCAGGCTTATGCCAATGGCGGATCTGTAAAAGGATTTGCGGGCGGTGGCACAACGTTGCCGACTGGAACAACTGGCACAGAGTCTAGTTTGTCTAACTGGGGCGGACAGTATGTAACCAATATGCTGGGACAAGGTCAGGCTTTGGCCAATATGCCGTACCAACCATACATGGGTCAGCTGACTGCTGGTGAGTCACCACTTCAAACCCAAGCGTTTGGTGCTGCTAGTGGTTTGACTACTCCCGCCGGAATTGGCGAAGCAGCAACTACTGCTGGTGGCATTGCTACAGCGGCGCAAGGATTAAATTACACCCCAACACAGTTTGGTAGTCAGTACACAGCTCCTGCCGCGTACAAACCAACAACAACTGACTTCACGTCCGACATTGCTAAGTCGTACATGAATCCGTATTTGGAGCAGGCGCTGGAACCACAGTTAGCTGAAGCTCGTCGTCAGTCACAAATTACGCAACAACAAAACGCTGCAAAGATGACCGGTGCTGGCGCATTTGGTGGTGGCCGTCAGGCTATTCTTGATGCTGAAACACAGCGTGCACTTGGTGCTAACTTGGCCAACATTACCGGGACTGGTTACAGCTCGGCTTACGATAAAGCCATGCAGCAGTTTAATGCTGACCAAGCTCGCAGGGCGCAAGAGGCTCAGTTTGGCGCACAGCAAGGCATGACGTCAGCTCAACTTGGTGCTCAGTATGGTCTGGCTGGTCAGCAAGCTGGTGAACAATCTAGGCAGTTTGGTGCTAACTATGGCTTGCAGGGCTTGCAGACTGGTTTACAGGCGGCACAAACTCAAGGCAACTTGTCCAATTTGGAAAGCCAAGCCGGTCTTAATAATTTAAACGCCATGCTTACAGCTGGCGGCCAACAACGTGGCATTGAGTCTGAAGGTGTTGCGGCCGATAAAGCTGCATTCGAAGAGGCTCGTGCTAATCCATATAAGATGGTTCAGTTTCAGCAATCATTGCTTAGTGGATTGCCTTTAGCGGCTCAAAGCTACAACATTGCACAACCTAGCGCATTGTCTCAAGCGATGGGCGGGGCAACAACTATTGCTGATTTGTTGGATGTTTTGACCGGCAAAACTGCCGCTAAGAAAGTTTAAGGATTTACCATGGCATACGGACAACCAAGCGTTAATCAAATTGCTAACCTGTATCAAGGCAATCCTCAAGCTTTGGCTCAGCGTGTTGCCAAAGAACCCAAAGGCCCAACTGGTTTGCCTATGGATCTTTCAAAGTTGATGGCATTAAACATTGACTTGACCGAGACTGATGCGGCCAAACGTCAGGCGGCTATGGCTGGCCTGCAACAAATGCAACAAGGTCAACCTGAGCCTCCAACGGTTGCTCAAACTATCCAGCAGCAAGCGGCCGAAAAGGCTAAGGCATTGGCTGTTCAACAACAACGTCAACAACAAGGTTTGCAAGCATTAATGCAGAACCAAGGTTTGATGGGTGCGGTGCCTGCACAAACACCACAGCCAGAGCGTCAGCCCTCTGGCATTGACGAGCTACGTGCAAACCTTGGCGAGAACTATGCTGGTGGTGGCAT